ATGAATGATTTTGAACGTAAGTTATATCGGATCATCATAAACATGCGTTTATATGGAAAGAACCCGACTTTGCCAGAACTAAAAAGAAAGACCGGGAAAAGCGAACAAGAAATACGAGAGGCCACAAAAAGCCTGATCCGCAAAGGCGCTCTTTCATGGGATAAAGAAAAGAAAATATGGATTATTTAAAGCCCGCCTTATGAGACGGGCTTTTCGGGCGAGGTTATTACCTTTACACTTTCTTAACGCCTCCGTAAACACTTCCTTTTGCAGTAGACCCTATAAACGCCTCAACAAGAGCTGAGTTTAAAACGATGCCGGCCCATTTAAAACCTACAATGGATTCAACATATATACGTGAATAAACCTCTCTATAGGCATATCCTCCATGGCTGGCGTCCCGGTCTTGTCCTAATACCCTAGGAGAGATTGCCAAAGCTGTCCCCATCGGGTGGCGCTGATAGTCGCCATCTTTATAAGTAGCCCAAACTTTTTTGCCGTCATATTTAAATCTTCCTTCGGCCCAAAGTGTGAAGAGCTTCGGTCCACCAAGTCCATAAGCAATACCAGTGGTCCTTTCTGTTTTTGTAGTGCCTTGGACGCTTGCATCAGAGTCTGGAGAGTCAGTTAAAGTTTTTTGCTCAAGTATCTGGATATCCCCCAGATCACCTAGATAAACCTTAACCGTACTGTTTTGTGTTTCAAAAGTAAGCACATCCCCATAGGATTTGCTTTTTTCTTGTTCAGCCATAAAGCTGTTCATATTGAAAGCTTTACCGTTGAATTTTTCTAGTTCTGATTTCATTTCTGGGAAAACATCATAAAGTGATATGTCTGGATTGCTGAATGCTTTTGGTGCTGGATTGTTTTTGTAGTGATTTGAAATAGTTTTTTCAACTTTTTCCAAAGAAGAGTTTTTGGGTAGATTTTCTAGGTTGGATTTTAACAAAGGAACTGTTTTTTCAACGTAATTTCTAATGTCATTTATATCTTGCTGTGACTTTTGTTTAGGTGCTGCGCTCGCAGCTCCTCCGAAGATACTAAATACCAACGAAAAGGTCAGACAGAAAAGCAATATTTTTTTCACAATAATCTCCTCCTGTTTATTTTCCACCTCGCCCCCTTATATACATTTCTTTACATTTTTACTTTTTCCTGCCTCTAACTTTTTGGGTATAATGATATATCAGATAAACAATCAGAAAGACCAATGCTGCTATGGCAATATAGTATAACGGCATCGCTAGGAATGGTGCAAAATTCGCTATGACCAACAATATAATGATGGCTATCCCATACAGACTTATAAAGCGTAGTAATGCCATATTATCCCCCCTTGCTGTTTCCATCATTTTAACAAAAAAAGTCAGCTACTAAAGGGCTATTTTTGATCAGTGATGTCACAATTAGCAAGGAAGGACTATAAGATTATTTCAATAATGCTTCAATTTTCGCTTTGGTCTTAGGACCATAAATGCCGTCAGCAGTCAGGCCATTTACTGACTGGAATCGTTTGACTGCATTTGCTGTTTTCGGACCATACACGCCATCAATGCCGTTATTCTTCGCCCCTTTATCCGGATAGAAATAAAGAGCTGCCAGCGCTTTTTGAATCCTCCTTACGTCATCCCCTTTTCGCATAGGACTTGTTACTTTAAAGGTGCCAGAAGGCAGCGCATATGACGTTTTTTTACTGCTTGGTTTAGTGCTGGAACCTTCAAGCTTTAACTTTTGGCCAACTGTGATTTTATTAGGGTCTTTAATGTTATTCCAGCTCTGAAGATTTGCCACACTCACCCCGTGCTCTTTTGCAATTTCGGAAAGAGTATCGCCTTTTTTGACGGTGTAGGTATCTCCGGTGTTTTTCTTAACTGTTTTTGTCGGCGAAGATGCAGCACCGTTGATTCCTGCTTTAAATGAATCCCAACGGTCCAGCAACTTCCGAGGGCACTCTTTACCTGACCAATGTTTATGAGGCACGACATTAGCAAAAGAAATCCCCTGTTCTTTCATCAATTTCTTGATAAGCCACTGAGCATTTGAAACAGCTTTTTCAAAGTCCCCATCACTATTTTCACAGATTTCAATACCAATTGTTTTACGGTTTCCTGTCCCGTTTCCGTCTCCTGCGTGCCAGCCATTTTCATTTAAAGGAAGGTGCTGATAAATCTTTTTATCATCCACAGTAAAGTGCCAGCTGGTTGCTGTTTCCGGATTTTTAACATACCTACCATGACTGGCAGCGTCCGCACCTTTCGCAGTATTCGAAGTATTATGAACCGTAATATACAGAGGATTCATAGGGTAAGCTGGTCTGTTTTTATTTCCTTTCGGAATGAAGTCTTGGATAATGTTTACCATGTTTCATCGTCTCCTTTGTTATTTATAGAAAAAGCCGCTGGGTTATCCAGCAGCCTGTTCATCCTTTTCGTTTGTTTGTTCGTTGTCGTTTTCAATTACGTGGAGCCTGTCCGTAATGGCAGCCGGAATCTTAACACCGATCTGTGCAAGGTTCTCAGTAATAGAAAGCCCTTCATTGGCGATATAAAAAAGAACGGTTCCAAATGTCAGGACCCCGTTCAGATTAAGAATTGTATCTATGATGTTTGCCACGATGACCACCAGAAAACTGAGCATCTTACGCACATAACCGAACCAAGCGCTCCGGCTCCGGAGCTTTTTGAATTTCCAAGCTTTGATCACGCCCGTTATTACATCGAGAATACTGAGAACTAGCAGTAAATCAAGGTACTTCACACCCCCAAACAAGTAAACTCTCGCTAAATCCAATGTTTCAAAATTAATAAACACCGTTGTCTCCTCCATTTCTTGTTATCACCTCCTTAGAGGCAAAAATAAAAACGCCTATTAAGCGTTTATCCTTCTTTGTTCAATTCAACCCCAGCAGGCTCGTCAGTCTCCCCAGAAGGGACGTCGCTGGGAAAAGGGTATTCCTTTCCGGTAATTTCTTTATATTGAATATCTGTTATCTTGCCTAGTTCCACATATTTAGCAACATCTTCATCATTGTAAGCCTTCCAGCTGTAGCAGTATTGAATACATTTAAACCATTCCATTTACAACACTCCTTTTTCAGTCAAAGACATTAATAAGCTCGCTATTGTCTCGGCTTGCTCTTGCGATTGTTTTTGCGTTTCCGCCAGCTGCATGAGCAGCAACGCGTTTTGTTCTTTTAATTGGCTTACCGGCGACACTTCGGATGTCCCGGCGCTTAGAATCTCGTCAATCTCTTCCTGTGTGGCTGTCTCCGTCCATTCCTGATTCTCCGCATCAAACTTTGGCTTAAATAAAGAAGGAGAGTCAGGCAGCTCTACGGTCGTGCAATCTGCAGGAATGATATAATTACCTTTTTCGTCTATTTCAGTGACTAATATGGGTTCAATAAACATATAATTCTCATCATATCTATAAACCTGTAACATTCTTAACCTCCTTAGTTTAAAGCAACAACGGCATCCATGTAGTAGCCCGTCACATTGCTGTCATTGTTTGAGTGAATACCGGTCAGCTTCATATCTCCGCTCGCATTAATAAATAACTTACTATATCCCGTTGTACCTGAAACCGGGACCATCACGGCCGCACCGTTTGCCGGCAGTCTGTCAGCTGGGATTGTCCCGCACACAACCTCACGTGTTGCTGTGATATGCCCACGCAGCAAAAGAAGAATTCCACATTTCGCATACTGGAACGGCCTGTCTCCTGTAGCAGCCCCATTTTTAAGCGTGACGTTTTGCCACACAATAGTTTCAAAGTCTGCATCTGTTATGAATCTTTTCCACCCTTTAAAAACACCGTTAGTGTGGATTGTAGCGTGCCAAAGGGTGTTATCGTAACTTCTCCATGCTAGGATTGACTTTCTACCAGAATCACCTTCTATGACGTCATAATTGAACCAAGAGCTGTCATTTTCAACCGGATTGTTTTTAACTAGATTTCCGGAAGCAAAATAAAACCCTGAACTCAATGTTAAAACATCTGCCCCATCAGCTAATTGGGTCCGTTTCCCGTCATCCTTTGTCAGCTTTGCCAACTGGCCGCCGTTCCATTTATCTCTCTCATTTTGTGAGATATGCCGGATGGAATTGTAGTTATGAGCATTAAACTCGGCTAAAGAAGCTTGCTGCACATTGTCTACCTTATCCAAGCCTACTTGCGCTTTTGTTACTGCATGGGGGTTGTCCTTTCTATTTGCGTGAGCATCTACCTTTGACTGAGCACCCGCGATGGTCTCAGCAGGGAACCAGTTGATCTTCGTATGATTCGAGTTGTAATAGAACCACCAAGCATTCCCATTCACGTCCACGGCGTACCCCATGCCAATCCCTGGCTGACCTACAAGCTGCATACCGCGCAAGCTTGATGATGACGGGTTATCAGTAACGGCATTTGTCCCATAAAAAGAGACAGTCCCAACATCTTTAAGCGAATCATAAAAAGAGCCCTCTGTGAGGTTGTATTTCTGTGTTCCGTTCTCTGCTGTTATCCTAAAGGTTTGACCGCTATTCCACTTGGTTCTCTCACTAGAAGAAATGTGTTTAGTTGCATCCGATACATGCAGGTCAAAATCTTGTTTAGAAGCTTGCTGCACATTGTCCACATTGCCCAATCCTATTTGGCTTTTCGTCACCCCGTGAGGGTTCGACTTATTCCTTGTGTGAGTATCCAGATTCGCCTGGACAGCGTCAGCTTTCTCCTGTGCGCCTGCCTTTGTCTCAACATTATCCAAGTCTTTAAATTTCTCCTGAAGGTCCGATACTATCGCCTCAACTGACTGCCTCAATGTCTCAAAATCTTCAATGTAATACTCAGCAATTGGGACAATATCCGAATCAATAAGGTCTTTGTCTATCTGAAAAGCAAACTGAGTGACGCCCAGTGACTGTTTATTGTCGTAATACAAATTAAGAGACGCTTGAACCTTGCCGTAATGCTTGATTTCTTCACTTGTCAAAACGTATTCAGCAATGCCGTTCAACTTATCGACGATCGTTATATTCTTGATGAACTTACTACCGTCGGCCATTACCAAAACAAGTTTCCCAGTCACCGCGGACAAAGGTAAAGGGACGCCATCTTTGAACACTTTAAATGTCAATTTGGCCGTCCCTATATCTTGCGTACTAAAATGTATGTTTGTTGTCCTGCTGCTTGAGCCAGTACCTACATTGGCACTGATCGCAGCATCTTTATAGATCATGAATCCCCCTCCTTACCCTATCGGGAAGACAATATTTAGGTATGTGTAAGTGACCGCGTCCACACTGTTGACATTAAAGCCCCATGCAACAATCTCACCGTTGGCACGCACATCTATTTTCCGATCCCCAGACGTTCCGGCAACCTGGCAACCGGTAAACCAAGCCTTCCCTGGCCTAGCACCTGCCGGCAGGACTGCAAATATTACCCCGTCCGTTTCCGGGATTTTAACCCTCCCACGCAAATAAACAAGACCGCCGTTAATGGCATACTGCAGCTTATCATCTGAATCCGGATTTGAAGCCCCGTTTTTCAAGGGTAGATTTGTCCAATCTAAAGCCTGGCTGGACATAAGCTCCGTCCAATCCCCGGCAACACCTGCGTTAGTGACAACACGCGTATAAATTTTGATGGGACGCCCTGTAGAGTTTCGGGTCAGTGTCTGAATAACAGACCCGGATATGTCAGCCGGCGCAACATGAAACCACCAGCCCGCGTCCCCGCCCGCTGGGTGATCTGTCAGTTTGGAAGTCTCGGCCGTAGTCATGTAATAATAGCCGACTTGGCGAAAGTCTTTTAGTTTCGTTATTCCATCGGGCAGCCGCATTGCATTTCCATTGTTTTTCGTTAACGGGTAGCCCTGAAACCCTTGTGATAGGTCCGTGGCAAAGGCAGCCGCATTGTCTTTTGAATGGTAGGCATACACTTTTGCCAGGCGCTTTCCGACTGAACCCGTTGCAATCGCAGCGAATAATGATTTCTTCCCTGTCATTGGGTCTTTATAAAGAAAAACGGATTCAGGCTCCCGAAAATCCCCCTCGTATTTCCCATCAGGACCTCGGCCAAAATCACACGTAATACGTTTTTTAAGCTTCCCATCTTTGAAGCTAAACAAAGACAATTCCGCCGGATAGGTGACGCTGTTTGTGTCTCCTGTGTACCAATACAAGTCATATCCGTCGATCGTAAAGCCTTGCAGGTAATGTAAATCGTTTGGAACTGTCACTTCTCCCAGCAGGTTATCAATACCGTTTTTCACATCATTCAATTTACGCAGCTGCACAACGCTGTCATCGTTGCTGTCTTTTAAACGTAATGCAATTAAGCCGTTTTGTTGATCAATTACAGGGATAGCATACAACTCAGTAAATTTGTTGAATCGTTTAATCCCACCGTTTCCGCCGTTGATCGTCGCACCGGCTGTGTACGGGAAACGAACCAAGTCATGACCAATCGTGCTGCCGTTTGAATCGACAACATCATAGTTTGACCAGATATACATTCTGTCGTTTTCTCGTTCAAGTCCGATTGTGGTGCCGTGCCCCCCATGAACGACTGTCATGCAATCAAGCATTACTCCGTTTTTATTCATCCTGGTAATAACGAAGTTTTGACTTTGATCTGTGTTGCCACTCCCCACCTGGGTCGCGTAAATATCGCCTGTTTTCTCGTCGATTACGAAACATTGCAGCACCGTTTTATCTGCAAGGTTCAAACTCGTGTGATAAACGGGCGGAATTGTCGTGTAATCGAACCCGTATTCTTTTTGAACAGAGGCGTCAAGGGCAGAGAGTGATTTCTCAATCTCTACAACACGCTCATTGGCTGTGTCAAATTCTTTACCTTCACGATTTATGCGGAGGTCCAGAACCTCTTTTACATTCGTGCCGTCTGCTTTGGTAATCACGTTAGCGAAACGCTTTTTCATCGTTTCTAGTTCTGTAGAGACAGAAAGACCGCCATGATCAATTTGACTTGATTTGTGGGCGGTCGTTGAACTTTCATGATATTTAAGTTTATTGTTTAGCAGGTTGACTTCCGTTTCTGTTGCCTTGGCGTTATCGTCCAGCTGAGTAAAGAGTTTGGCGTTTGGAGCATCCCCATGCCTCTTATTAAGATAAAGCGTCATGTTTTCACCTCTATTTCTGTCCTACTATGAGGATTTTTACTTTTGAACCTTCTGGAACACCCAGAGGATCACTTATTTTTCCGTCTTTATAAAGGGATATATTAATGATGTTTGTGTCCACATCTTCCGCGTACAACGTATAGCCCGCCTCTTTCATAATGGAATTGGCATCGCCGGTCACATACTGGATTGCATAATCATCATCCGTATTCAATGAAAGAATGCTCGCCGCCAAGGAAGCAAAACCATCACCAGAAGATACAGACCATTCACCATCTAAGAATTGCAAAGAGAAAGTGTATGTGGTCTGCTGTGAAGCCTGCGTATTCGCAAGGCTTTGCTTTATTTGATTGATCTCAGCAAGCCCAGAAGCCAATTGATTTTGATATTTCTTGATGGCCTGCTCCTGATTCTTCGCGCGCCTTTTCTCCTCAATTTCCATGTCTACGCGGCTTTTTCGTTTTCCGTTAATTGTCAGGTCAGAGGGCTGTTCTGGTCTTAATGGGTTGTATGAGGCCGCTGTTGCTCTCAGCTTCCCATCAAAAGTGATCCCGTTCAAAGGCGTATCAGCATATACACGAATGGTGTCCCCCGCCATAACCGGCTCTTCTATATCAGCCAGGGCCTGATCTAGCAATTCCACATAGTCGGCATCATAGGACACCTCTGCATAAGGATTGACTTTGGTTTTAAGTAGCTTAATCATGTCATCCTTTGTCTTGATTGAATCATCCGTGACCGGTTCCGCCCAGGATGGCTGCCCGTTAATCAGAAACTTTTTTTCTTCTGGATGAACATAGGTTACCGGAGGAAAGACATATTTTTCATCCTCATTCTTGAAAGTTCTGTACACCCCGATAATGTTGCCGCGCAGGAGATACATGACCGGGTCAGCTTTCTTTGTGCCTTTGGTATTTGGGTTATTGCTGTCCCTGCCTTTAAAGGTAGCTACTACCTTATAAGTCTTGCTGTCCAGGCCACGAATGATATCAAACTCTTTTTCTGTTGGGGCTGAATCTTTATAGACAGATATGGTTTTCGTCTGATCGCCTATCTTAAATTCCCATTTACCGCCCAGCTTCGACACAAGTGTTTTAAATTTAAAGCCTGTCCCTGTGAAAGAGAAAGAAAACGCGGCTCCTATTTTCTTCGTATAATCTGCTTTTAGTGAACTATCATACGCCCAGGTGCCTGTTTTGGAATCATAGGGAATGGACTGATCGCCCAGGATGTCTTTATCTTCCTTGAGCTTCCCGTATCCTTTCACCCGTGTTGTTGTGTTATCTTCCGTTGTTGTGATCTGTAAGGACGTGAGATTTGAAAGGTTATCCAGCCTTTTTACAATCTCTTTGCCAGCTTTTTTGTAAATGTATAAATGCGTGTTATTCGGGATAATTTCAACCCCAAAGGTAGAAATGATTTCGTCCATCAGTTCAGAGGTCTTTTTATTGCCAAATCCCTCTAGCTTTTTAGCTCCGATTCCCTTTGCATCCGGCATAATTGTAAATGTGATTTCACTGCCTTTCACTGCGTGCTTAAGTGCTTCATTGAGAGTTTTTGTACCTTCTATCGTCTCGTGAACAACATGCTTGATCGCCCTAAAGGAATAGATGTGCGTGGCTGTTATGTCTTTAGTTAGCAAGGCCCCTTCCTGTTTGATCGTGGGCGTGTTAATGAAATACTGCTGCTTTTTATATCGCACCTCGTCGATAATAATAAAATTTCTTCCGACTAAAGCATTGAAAGGGATCTGATTGTACTCAGTCAAGGTAATTGAAAAAGACAAATCCTTTTTCCCCGTGACGTCATCATTCACTTTAGGCTCAACGTGAATAAGCTCATGTTTTTGACCGGTTTTAATGTCATGGACAAACATCTGATTCAAAGAGCCTCACCCCCTATTTATAATAAAAGTGTGTAATGAATCGGATATCGCTGTAGGTAGCTCCGGCAATCCTAAATTGATTCTGGCCGGCTGCAAGAGTCGGGAACCGCCCACTCCTATCGGAAATAGGCGCAGAGTTCTTCAAAATGTGATGCTTCAAAAGCGTTATCTTATCCGTTTTTGAAAATTTCCCGTTCAGCGTCAGGGTCTCATTTGTTGTGATATTAGTGATTGAAATATCAGTACCCTGCAGATACATTTCGACGTTGTAATTGTAGTTAATCGGGTCCAGTCTTACGTCCCCTATGTTATCCACTACAAAAGAATTTTTATTTTGAAAGTGAAACACAGGTGTTGAGTCCCGCCGGATATTCATGCCCAAGTGAAACTTTTCGTCCTTCAATTCCATAGATGCAGTGCTGTCATTTAAAGACTCAGCAAGTCCCTGAATGGCCGTTAATGTAATATCCACTTCCTGATACTTTTTGCCGTTTTCTTGATAGATGGAAAATGCGTCATCACACGTAACAAGCCATCGTTTATAAGGCTGCTGCGTATTGATCACATAATAGGGATCCTCTCTTATAAAAAGGTTGTACACGGCGTCCCTTTTAATTTGGAACTGGTAAGAGCTGTTTGCCTCCACGAGCACTTTTATGTTGATTTTTCTTTCTGTGTATCGTCCAGTGTTCCCCCGCTTAAGCATCATCGTCCCATTAATGAGCGCGTTTGTTCCTGCCGTCTGCCTTTCGAACACTGGCGCCTCCGGCCTAAATGAAGAAAGCGAGACACCTGGAAGAGTCTCGCTTAAATACTTGCCGTCTATTATTAGATCATAGTTTATCAACCTACCACTCTCCTAAGAGAAGCTTACATTATTCAGCAATCCCTTTTGGTTTCTTTCCTTGTTGTATGCTTCGTCTTGAATTTTATTTAATTCTTGGACGCTTAGTATTACATTTGGGTCTTTCGCTACAAGCTGCGTTAATAGTCTTACCGTTTGGCTTAACAGATTAATTTCCGCTTGCTGATTGCTGTTTTGTTGCTGCAGCAAAGTCACCATGGTTTTCAATGCGTTTGCATCGCTTGAGCTTGACCGGATTTCCGGCTCATACCCAACCATTTTACCCGCCTGGCTGAGAACCTTATGAGCTTGGCTGCGCCTAAATTGACGCAACGGCAGCAGCATTTCCCCTTTATGCACCTCAGCCATATGATCACGCGTAATCAATCCGCCTGTATCGTAACCAATGTAACGGCCGCCGCGCGCCATAGACTTCAAGCCTGGATGATTTAAGATTCCGCCGTATCTGCTGTTCAGATAGTTAATGGAGGCAAGGATCTGATCAACTGGATTTTTGATATTTCCGTGCCCTGGTTCCTTATTGGCGTTAAAGGTACTCGGGATAAACTGCATAAGCCCCTGGGATGGGTGGCCTGCTTTCCAGTTTGAATCCCATCTGTTTACAACATTCGGATTGCCGCCTGATTCCTTCATAGCTATTGTCTCTAGCGCTGAGGCATATTCTGAACCCAGCCCTTTTATCTTTAAGGCTTGAGCAACCCACTTTTTGACGGCTTCCGTGCCGCCCTCACCAAAGTTGCTTGATTCTCCAAACTTATCTTTGATGAAATTAACAAAATTCTTTTTGATAAGGGAGAAAGAACCCTTTAGGACATCGCCGGTAATGCCTTTTACTTTAGGCAGTTTTAACCCCAGCTTTTCAATAACCTTTTTGACGAGTTTCGACGGGTTGCTGATATAGTCAAACACATCTAAAGCAAGGTCCTTCACTTTCCCAACGGCTGCCTTTGCTCCATTCCACATCTTTGAAATAAAGCCTTCTTTCTTCTTTGTTCCGTTTGCATAAGCCGGAACCCCTGAAAGAAAAGCTCTAGTGTCAATTGCTGACAAGACTTGTGTTCCTTGAGGGAGGTTCATAAGCGTATCAGTCGCAGGGCTCAGCCCCATGTGACCCGAAGGGGTTATAAAAGCTTCCGGTCCAGCATTTGAGCCCTTACCATCACCGAGAATGGCTAGACCTCCCGGATGCCCGCCTGTACCATTTGCATACTGCGGCACTTCCCATTTAGGGATTTTAGTATCAACCCCGATTTTTCCCAAAATCCAGTTGATACCCTGCTGAGTAAAGCCGTTGATGATTTTACCGAAGCCACGGAGCGTTCTGTTTCCAAAGGCTTTTATTCCGTCCCAGGCTTTGCCTGCCATGCTCTTAATTCCGTCACCCATTTTCTTAGGTAGCGCCTTCGCTCCATCTACAATGTCAGTGAATTTTTTAGAAATACTAGTTTTCATGTCAGTGACAATTTTTAGAGCTTTATCTTTCAAGAAACTAAACATTTTTCCCGCATTTGTGGCGCCATCTTTAAACAAACTTTTGATCCAGCCCCACATTTTTGGGAATATACCTTTTAAGCCAGCGCCGAGAGCCTTGGCACCGCCAAGAATCTTGCCGAAAAACGAAAGTTGGATTGCATTCCAGACAACTTTTATCGCGCCCGAAAATATTTTCTTAATTCCTTCCCACATTTTTGAAAAATTCCCGGTTAGTAACCCAGAAAAAACGAGGATTACGCCCTGAATTACAGACATTGCGCCAGTAATTACGCCCTTGATGTTGCCCCATACAGATTTAATAATCGCAAGTACGGCAGGCATGACAAATTGGACAACGGACCACACATTTTGAAGGGCCTGAGAGATCACAGAACCGTTTTGCTGCCAGAAAGACTTCCACTGCCCAGTGAGTTGGCCAATGAACGACATGACACCGCCCAGTGCCTGTTTGACCAGAGGGCCAAGGGTTCCAAAAACTTGGGATGCAATAGTGCCAAGAGTCGAAAAGGTCGGCTTCATGGCGTCAAAACTTGCCTTCATGTTGGATATGATGGGCTGTGCCTGCTGCTTAAAGCCGGAAAAAGCAGTCTTGATATTGTTTATCCCGTCGATAATGGTTTGGACCGTTAACACCGGGAAAAAGTCCATCAGTTTATCGGCACCTTTTGACGTATCACCATTGAAAACGTCCATAATGCCCGAGAAAATAGTCTTTAAATTCTTTCCGGCATTCGCGATATTGTTAAAAGTCGGTTCAAGGCCTTTCATGCCAGACTCTAAGCCAGACATGACCGGTTCAAGTAAGCTTAGGACCCCATTTCCAATAGGCTCTAACGATGCTAGGGCAGAACGTCCAATTTTTTTAAGCCTTGTCCCAAAATTATCTTGTAGGGCCTGGCCTGCTTTTTTGGTTGCTCCACTTGTATTTGAAAAGCTGTTCTCTATGTTAGCCAGGGCAGAGACGCCTTTTTGACCTAAATCCTCGAACTGCGTACCCATAATTTGCTGCCCTATCTTATAGGCATCGCTTTTGTTTTTCATGCCGTCAATATCTTTCATAACAGCCGAGAAAACCAGATCGCCGCCTTTCCCAGTCTTTTTAAACTGAGCGTATAAATCTTGGGTGTGTTTTGATAGTGATTGCATGGCTTCGTCTGCTGTTCCGTCTGATAAACGAATGTTCATTTCTTTAATCAGATCGCCAACCTTATCCAGCTGGAAGGCCCCTGATTCAGCACCCGCCTGAAAGACCGAAAACATTCTTTGTGTGGAGAAGCCTGCAGCTGCAAACTGATTGGAATATTCATTAATGGAATCTAGAAACTCTCCGGAATAATCAAGGCCCTTCTGAAAACCACTAGTGATCATGTCCATAGCAGCATCAGAGGAAAGTCCATCAAATGAATTTTGCATCGCGTTGATTGACTTAGTAATATCGTTTCCGTCCTGGTCAAAAGCTTTGGCAATGGTCATGGTGCCCTTCGTAACTTCTTTTACCGTTTCGTCGGTTGCACCCTTTAACGATTTTACATTCTGTTTTACGTTGACGATTGCATTTTTAGCATCACCCACGCTGTCACCGAAGCCATCAGCCCACAAGCTTTTTGCTGAACTTGCTACCTTCTGAGCCTCTTTTTCTGTAAGTCCTAATTGAGCCCGTATTTCTCCCTGGGCTGCCTGCGTATCAAGTGCCATTTTTGCACCCAGCCCGCCGATTGCAGCTGTTAGGGCACCGACACTGGCAACGCCTGCAGTCAGCGCACCGACCAGGCCGACTTTTATAAAAGAACTGAATTTGGATACTTTCCCGCCGGCGTCACCACTTGCGTCGCCGATCTCTCTTTGCCTGTCCGTCAATCCCTCAGCGCTTTCACTTGCTTTGCTTTGGGCTTGTTCAAGCATTTTATATTGCATCTGTGCGCGCCGCAGTGAACCTTCCAGAGAATGATACGATTGAATCTGAGTATTTAGCCGCTGGGCGTATTTCTGCGCCTGTTCTGACCCTTCGCCGTATAACTGAACCTGTTTCTCGTAAGATTTCCGATACTCTTCCACAATCTTCTCTTGAATGGAAAGCTCATTTGATAAACCTTCAACCTTCTTTTTGCTGGCCGTGAGTTCATCACCCATCGCTTTAAACTCTTGAACAGTTGCTTTTGTGGCCGTTCGTGCCGTTTTAAGGTTATTTCTGAGACCGGTTATTCCTCTGTTTACGCCGGCATCGTTTAGCGTGGTGTTAATGACTAAATTTCCTATCGGTCTGCCTTCTGTCGCCAAATAGTTACCTCCCTTCTATCGTTTTTTAGAAACACAAAAAGAGCGCCTTTACAGACACCCTTTTACAAAGTTGCACCGAATATTTGATAAGCAGGGACAAGTTTGTTTTCTTCCTCATGCTTGTAAGTTGCAAGATCAAAAAAGCGTTGTACATCCATGTCATCTATTTCATGAAGCTTGTAACCATTTTCCATCAAGTCAAGATACATTTGCTTCATCCTGTTAAGATAGTCCCTGTAGGTCATTGGCTTCCCTGTTATTTTTGAGCTTTCTCGGCCATCTTCTTCAATTGAGCCTTTTTTTTATCTTTAATCATAACCTGATCAATAATATCTCTGAGCCAGTCAAATAAATCATCAGATTGAACACCGTCTAGAATATCATCAAATGTAAATTGATTTTTGAATATGTCTAAAACAAGAGTCATCATGTCATCCATTACATCATGCTCTGTCATTCCAGATTCTTCATCCATTGCCTTTGCATGTATTTCTAAAGCTCTATACGTATATCTTGCTGTAACAATTGGCTGAACAAATGTTTTTTCTGGAACAGATACAATTTCGCCGTTTTCATCTACTTCAGCTAGGGCATAATCTCTTAAAACTGCTTTAACCATTGTGAAACCCACCTTTTAATTTTTATAGAAAAAGCAGCCGTCATCCGGCTGCCAGTTTTATTTTCCTAAGTCTGCACTTACTTCTTCTGTTGTCATGCCGTCTGGCAGCATCCCATAAGCACGTTGATAGAATTTCTCTAATGTAAATCCATCGTTTTGATCGTAACCAATCAGGAAGACAAGACCGTCCGATTTACGCGGCAAGAATTGCCCTTCGATCGTATCTGTTTGATAGTCCACTTTATCTTCTTTCGTTTTTCCTTCCACAGAAGGGATTCCAAATTTCCCTTTTAACAGGGCATAGTACACATAGCCTTTTTCATGGTGTTTTTGACGCCATGTGATGCACACATAAGGAGGCTCCATATCTTTATGGTACTCTTCAATACCATCGACAACCTTTACACCTAAAAGAGTTCTTTTCATTTCTGTAGTAAGGTCCGCGACATTTAATTCAAGTTTTGTTTCACTAACTCCTGTACTTTTTACCGCAAAAATGCCGTCATCCGCATAAAGAGGTGTTAGTTCAGAAGAAACATCCAGCTTCGCTTCAATTGCCCCCGGCAAACTTTCAATCTTAGAGGCTTTTTCATCAACAAGCTCAGAATAATTAATACCACTTAGCCCCGTCTTAGCCATTCATATCATCCTTTTCTATGTTTATTTTTTGAAATCAATTAATTTCGTGGCCCTGTATCTCCGAGCATACCGATACAGAGCAATATCTGGGTCACGGTCAAAGGCTGACGCATATTGCTTATAGTCATTCTCTGCCATGATCTGATCAATCACAGGCTGAATAGCCTGGGCGTCCTTTAATGTTTTGGTCCATAAATCTATTTGAATATCAACCTCAAATGTTAGGGCCCTATCGTCCGCATAGTCTTTTCTGTGGCTCTCAAGCTCGTTAATGCGAATCATTGGGGCCTTTTCTATGTCCTGATCTTCTTCTGGAACAAAGACCAGGAATATCCGGTCACTGTCCACAAGAGAAGCAAGTGTTTCATTTTCACTTAAAAGCTTTTCGACTTCCTGGATGGGAAGCATCATAGTCCCAGCTCCCTCATATAAACTTGCTGCACGATCTGTAAAACCGTCTGCTCCATCTCGTTTGATGTCCTCTCAATGAAATGCTGCGGGGGCTGCTTGATCGTTCCAAAGTTAGAGAAGTGTAGGCGAGATGCTGTTTCTTTTCCATATCCCACACTTGCATATATCTCCCCGTCTTCCTTCGCCTTTGAATACACCACATTATCTTTCATGTGCACTTTGTGGGGGTCCTGGTCGCTTTCTCGGCCTCGGGGTGTATTACGTTCCAGAGCCTCAGCAAAAACCTGTGCGCCTGCCTGGACGGCTGCTTTTGCCGCCCTGGTATTTTTTCTTGCAAGCTTATCAAGCTCTTTTTCTATACCGCCGATACCGTCATCTTGCCGCGCCATCAGCTCACCTTCTCCGCAAAAACATTGATCAGGTTTTTATCCTGAGAGTTTGGGAGAATATCTTTTATTTCGTAAAGCTCATCATCATGAAGAACATGCATGTTATTTGTCGCCTTCTTAACTTGCTGATAGCGAATAATGAACGTGATGCTATTTTCTAAGAAGGTGCCAGCTGTCGTGAGCTTTTCCCTTAACTTCTGTTCTCTTATCTCAGCCCAGCAAGAAAATAAGGGCTCATTTACCACAATATTCTCCCTGGTTTCCGGGTCCTTCCCGTTCTTTCGTGTAACAAAAGTGATGCGTGTATTGAGCCGGCTAAATTCCATCTGTATACGCCCCTCTGAATTGCTGAATAAAGTTTGTTACGCCGAAAGGTATTTCTTGCAACGCTTTGTCCATTGAGGATACGCGCTGTTCATACCAGGCACCGACCAGGAACATGACAGCTGTATCAAATTTAGGGTTGTTTTGAAAGAACGAATCCCTGTTTGGCGAAAGCGTTACGGCATCCTTGATATAATCTTCCGCAGTATCTTTCAACTGCTGGATAAACCCATCATCAAAATTGTGATCTATACGCATCGCAAGCTTTAATTCTTCAAGCGTCATTCCAACACTCCTTTACAAACAAAAAGGGACGCCGGTATGCGTCCCGTTATGTCATTATTCTGTTGGCGTTCCTTTCAATTCATCAATTTGTTTTTGCATACCATCAAGTAGAGACTTTACTTCACTGTTCAGGTTATCCAATTTCACGCTGCCCTTTCCGATGTGATTACTTCTAACTGAGCCGTCGGCCAACATTTCATTCGTGATACTTCCCTTTTCAATAACTGCCGGGTCGCCTTTTTCACCTTTCTCACCTTGTGGCCCCTGTGGCCCTGTCTCACCCTTTGGCCCGGCCGGTCCGGTTTCCCCCTGTGGTCCTTGTTCTCCCTGCATCCCCTTGATAAACAGAGGGTTTTCTTCACTGTTTCCGCCAAGATAAACTCGGGTAATCGGTTTTCCATCCGTGTCCATTTCCGATGCTGTCCAAACGTTTCCACTTTTATTTAGAAATTCTTCCGCCATTTTCAATCATCCTTTTCAATTATTTTTTATTGGCCTACGTCTACCGCTGACTGATCTTCTGTACTAGTTGTCGTTTGATTGATAGTGACAAAATAACCGGCTTTCTCATCAGCTTTTTTCACGTCAAAACGAACTGCCAGAGAAAGGACTTGACCGTAAATGTCATTTTCTACCCATTTCGCCGTAGCCTCCACACGGTTTGCGAAAAAGACAGCTTTTTTCAAGTCACCAATGAACATAACTGCGTCGCCATCTTTTTCACCTAAGATTGTGTCATCAACAGTTGAAACCGGTCTGCCAAATAATGATTTTCCTGAAGGAGAAGAAATACTTTGCTGTAAAATGTATTGTCCGTTTTTATCTTTTAACGTATCTAAGAATTGGAACGCAGAAGCAGTCGCAACAATGTCACGTTTATAGGCTTGTTTCAAATCCACATTAAAAATCTTTTTAAGTTCATCAGTTCCTGTTACTGCCTTCTGTGGAAATGAGCGCAGCACTTTTGCAACAATATCATTTTTTGTATTTCGTTTTACCTGCTGCAGATGCTCCGCGACAATAGCAGTTAAGTCAACGGCAGCATCATCAATGGCTTCCTGTGAAATAGGGAGCTGACCACGATATGTTTCTACCGCCCAAGGTACTTTGTTGAATTTAGGTTTCGCCAATTCAGGGTTTTTCTCTAACTCAGCTACAGAAACTAACTTTGTGTCCGCGTTAGCAAGAACTGGATAACTACCAGAGGCTGTTTTCACCGGAACCTTGTTTACGATCTCGCCTAAATCCACAACATCCTCTGGCTCCCGTTGTGGTGTAGTAAGTACCTCAATAGGGATAATTGCCTCAGCCCCATCAGATTTCAACCCGTCGCGTTTTTCCCCTTTTGATCGCAAAAACTCTTCAAAAGCTCTTACCTCTTCTGTCTTACCTGGTTTGATGATTGTACGGAAGCCTCCGCCATGCATTGATCTTTTCTCCTCGTCGTCTTCTTCTTTACCGCCAGCTGGTGCTGGGTTCTCTGGCTTAAGTCCTGCTAACTCTTCATACTCCGCAAGCTTTTTTTGCAGGGCGTCAAGCTCTTCTTTCATGGAAGTGATTTCACCTTTCAAAGCAGTTGCTTCATCCAGCTTGTCTTCCTCTGCTCGTTTTTGGGCTTCTGTAATTTTTGTATTAATGGCCGTTTGTTTTTTAGTAACCTGTGATCGTAGTTCCTTAATTTTTTCAGTTAACATGCGTTTGCTCCTTTTCAAATAAAATAAGCACCCGGTTTTAGAGTGCTTTTACAATCCGATTTTTAATAAATCCAGCTGCAGCAGCAGCTTTTCTTTTTCCGGATTCCGGTTTCTTTCCTCATACTGCTGTAAATTCCGTTTTGCAATTGTCACGTCAGTGTCTTCATAAGCCGGATAAGTAACGACTGACACATCTGTAAGCTTTGAAATGTTTCTCAAGCTCCGCAACGGCAGACCGGTTTCCTGGTCACGAGTAAAACTGTCCCCATCCTTCCCTAGCATGAAGCCGAAAGAACAATTTGAGATATTCCCAACCCGCAGATTTTCGTATAAATCCGATGCGTACTGTGTATTCGGCAAAGTAACATCGAATCTTAAGCCGATGTCATCAACTTCAAGCTTAAGCGTGCCGGCAGACGTACGGCCGAGAATCTTGGATGGGTCATGATCAATCAATGCCCGCACATCGCTCATGTCTGTCTGATCCAGAGCCCTTTTATCAATCATTTCAATAAAACCGCCCAAATTGTGGCTGCGGGTGCCGAATTTTAAAGCATAACCACTAATCACTTTTGGGCCTTCATCGTCTGAATGAGCTTTTAAGGCCCCTTCCTGCGACGTTCTAATCTCTACTCCCTTAGACATTCCCCTCACCTCCTTCACCTGCTGACGAGATCGGCAGGCTCTTTGCTTTTGCTTTCTGAATTTCGTCCATCGAATCAATGTTCACGTAGTTCAAACTCATGTAACGCTTGTCCCCGTTTGGTATTGGCTCGTAACCATACTCAGCCAGGGCATTGTTGAGAGAAAAAATACCATTTTGCAGCAGTGCAATAACATTTTCGCGCTTTGTTTTTGCATCCGTTTCCCTAAATCGCCGTGTGTCGAATTGAAATTTCCGTTGTAGGTTTAAAGGGTACGGCAGCATTTTGAAATTAAGCTCTGAGGCGATGGCCGCAAAATAGTTGGAAAGTGTATTTGTCAGATAGTCCAGGTTCGCTTGTTCTAGTGAGGTGTTGACCTGCTCAATGCCCAGCTTGTGCGCCGGCAACCCGAACACTTTGGCTATCTGTTTCGTTGAATGCGTGTAGTTATTCACGACCTCAAGCACTTTCGTATTGATTTCTAACTGGCTAAACTCCATATTTTCATCAAGTACAACGACCCGCTGCTGATTCTTTATGCCAGAGTTTGCTTTTTCAAATTCATTACGGATTTTGTCCTTTGCCTCAGAAGACAAATGCCCTTTTTTCATGTTTACAATACCGCTTAAGTTGACGCCTCTTCTGAAAAAGTCTGTAACAAGGCGCTTCCCTGCCTCCTGACTTTCGATTTCATGCTTAAGACTAGAAAGTGGGCTCATACCCGTTATTCCGTCCATGCTGAAAAATTTAATGTGCAGTACATTTTCCGGCTTTAAGACTCTTTCTTTGCCGCCAGACGGATAATATCGGTACAGTATTTCGTTTCGGTCCTGCAGCTGCTCGGCATAGACTTCACTGTTCAATAAATGGATAAGCTCTAAGGGCGTACCCTCTTTATCCCGGACTATTTCCGCATAAGACTGGCCGTTCATTAAAGCATTAGCCACCAGGATAAATTTAAAAAAGTACCCTGAATAATAATCATTGGGTTTCTCATTCAGTAACCTGAATAGATCGGAATCCTTTTCCTCAACACCATTTTGATGAACCATAATTGGTGACGCTGCAATATCAGAGGAAAGGGTAAGAACTGCCGTGAACACATCGCTATTTTTGATCGCACTGACAGACGTGTAAGACAGTCCATCCAAGCCGAGAATGATTTCATTGAATTCTCGGGCCCCTGGGCTCTGCTTATCTAATGATCGAAAGAATGCCACTTAATCACCTCCCTTCCTCTTCTTTTGGGTTCAGTAAGAAGGCAATAAGAACGAGAAAAAGACCTGCAACAATAAAGCCGGCTACGGGATGAAGATAGAAAACCCCATAGTCGATAACAAATAAGCCGGCCAAAAATAAAAGAGTATGCAAGTTCAACTTAATAAACTGACATACTCCCATCAAAAATATATTTATTTTTCCGATTTTCATGGCGCCCCCTCCTTCCCTAAAGAGTAAATTCTTCGCTTTCATAATAAGAGTTCCAGTCAAATTCCTCTTGTTTGTAATGGTACATTGCGCCCGTGTGTGCGTTCATCATTGCCGCTGCAGGGTCAATCTTCTCCCTGTTCAGCGCTTTGTCAATTTGAATCGTATCATTCACTTTTTTCAGCATTGCATTGTGCATCGCCGTATCAAGTAATGGATTCTTGCTGTGTATGATTTTTCCGTCGAATACATTCAAACGAAAATCTTTTGTTGGTTCAGATAATGTGCGAGGACCTTGACGAACTTCAATCAGCACATCCTCATAGCCATATTTCTCAATCTCATTTAAGACTAAAGAGATATTGTAAGGGTCAAAGAAAATCCCCTTTACTTGTAAATCAAATTCTTTAATATGATTGATCATATATTCCACAACCTGCTGCAGATTAATGATCCCTGATTTCTTATCGGTTATGGTACAATACCCGGCTTTCGCAAGAGTGCGATAGTCCAGTTTGTCACGTTCAATTTTATTATCCAGTCCGCCTTTTGTTCCAACAAATGAATGACTGTCTACATAAAATGTCTCATTCTCATCCTCTAACGGATAAATGAAACTGAGGGCCGATAAATCATCTGTTCGTGATAAGTCAATCCCTATATAGACTGGCTTTCCTGTAATGTCTGGCGCAGCATCCACACCGCGCTTTTTCCAATCGTTCCCGTTGATAAAGCTTTCAGAGGAAGCAGACTGCCATATATTAAAGTTTTTTACGAGTGTACCGTTTAGATCATCTTTATCAAGAGCCTCTTTCAATTTCTTGCGGAGGTTTTTCAAGATTTTCTTTTGTAGGCCCTCCACCTCAAGTAGTGGATTGCTTTTTATCCAAGTGCTTTCGTCGTAAATTTCCTCTTCGTCGTCCTGTTCATAGACAATTGCAAAATAGTTTTCGTTTTCCTTACGACCACTTAGAATATCGTCAACATAAGGGTACTCTTGCGAATACATGGGGCCGTTCAGCTTAAAGCCGGCTGTACTAATGATTAAGATAAGGCCCTGATCCTGCTGACCTTGGGAAGACTCTAGAACTTCCATCATTTTTGTGTTGGAGGCTGTGTGATACTCGTCAAGAATCCCGATAAGAACGTTCAAACTGTCCAGGTTATCAGTATCCCTTGATAAAGGCATAATGACGCAGTCATCTTTCAGGTACCGGATTTCATTTTGTATAATTTTTGTCCATTTCCTCATGAATTTCGATTTACTTCGTATCTTCTTAAGCTGCATCGAAATCATTTTAAAGACTGTTTTCGCCTGGCCTCTTGAATTAGCTGTCGCATAAATTTGCCTGTCAAACTTAGGTGCTTCGCCGTAAATCAGCTCATACAATGATAGACCCGCTACAAGTACAGATTTACCGCCCTTTCTCGCCATGCTTATATACGCTTTGGTGAATCGCCGGAAGCCGGTTTCTTTATTCCTCCAAGCATAGAGCATGTACACAATGAACTTTTGAAACAAAGCCAGTTTTGTTGGTTTACCAGTTGATATATCAGGCAGCATCTCAAGAAACTTAATGACCTTTTTTGCTTTTTCAGGTCTGTATTCATATTCATAGGACGGGTCAGCCGCTCTTTCCAAATCTCTCAGGTGACGCTGACAGGCTTTTATGACTTTCTTGCATGCCGTTATTTCTCCGCTGACAACCTTTTTCGCATAAAGCGTGCCGGGGTCAAGATGTTCAGTCGTCATCTATCGCCATTGCTCCAAACTCATCATGTTCCTCACTGTCGCTGTCGAGGCCGACGATTCGTAGGCGTGAATCCAGAGACAGACCAAGCTGGCCGGCAATGCCCCGAATCTCTTTAGACATGCTGTTCATTATGTCCACAGATGGATTTTTCTTTTTAACCGTCTCACCCCGGCTGTTTTTTTCAAACATGACTTGGCCGTCTTTGGCTATATCGGCCATCGCTTCCCGATACTGTGCATAGCTGTTGCAATAGATCGCAAGCAATGTCGAATCTAATTCAGAGATTGGCAAATTGATAATGTGCGGGTAGATGCGCCGCCATTCATTCTTCGCCATAGTGGACAACCAGTATGGTGGCTTTTCTTGCAAGGGCGAAAAATCTTTCAGTTTTTCTTCCTGCTGCAGACGCTCTTCCCGCTCTTCGTTGGTAATTTGTCCTTTTAACGTTTCCGTTAATTGTTTTCGTCTCGCCAATCAAAACCACCACCTTTCGTCCAAAATACATCACATAAATTTCGGTAAAATCAGCGAACGACAAAAACGCCGATCAACTCATATGAGATAAGGGATCGCGCGTAATATTTCAGTATTCAAAATCCGGCTTAAATAGCAAATTTCAAAATTCCATTTCAACATTTTTTACAAAGTTGAGGGGGCGCCGATGCTCAGGAAAAATTTTTTGGTACCCGGTTAAAGATCGGGGGGACTTAATTCATTTTCCCGTTAAAAATTTCAGAATCTCCCCCCACAATCGGGGAAAGACCATGATACTCTCTAACTTCGTTTACTGTAAGTACGCCACACCGCATAAGACCTGCAAATTTTTTTGGACTCATAGGCTCTTTTTTAGGAACCTTCGGAGCTTTACCTGTTGGTCTAATATGAACCTTTGGGGCTTTAACTATCGGCCTAAACGGCATAATCATTCTCCTTTCCCAAATGTGACTTGGTTATGATGATACTGACACAGCACCTCAAGATTATTTAAATCAGTACGTGCCTGATCATCGTTTAAAACGTCTCTAAGCTCTTTGAACTTGTGATGGACTACTAACCTATTAGACTTATTTAAACGTCCCTGTGAGGCACAGACGGCACAATGATAGTTACTTTCTCTAAGCTTATGCTCTCGTAGGAGCTTCCACTCTCTCGAATGGTAATAGGAATAGAGCTCATTGTTCTCCCTGTTGTACCTCACATCTTTGTTGTACTGCTTGTCAGCATAACCCTTGTGCTTCTCACAAAAACGTTGTGTCCAGTCCACATAGTTACGGCAGGCTGGCGCATTACATCTCTTCATTGGCAAGAGAAACAGCTCTCAGAGGAAAGAGGCTTCTCTTCTGCATGTGGTTCATTTACAATTTTGAATTCATCAACCTCAATCGTTTCTAGTTCTAATCCGCCGTCAAGAAACATGACGCCTGTTTCAATTGCCCTTTCAACTTCTACGCGCATTGCTTCTTTTGTTTCTTTATTGAGATGTGCGTTTGTTTTAATCACTAAAATTTTCAATCCATTCACCCTCCTATATATTCTTTCTAAACTGCCACCGTACTCAAGCCGTTAACCGCCAATTGTCCATCCTGAGATTTACCGGAAGCAGTTTACAGAGAAAATAAAAAGCACTTTCACAAAAGGAAAGTGCTTTTACAATTAATTTAATTCATCTACTAGTTTTCGCAATTCTTCAGCTGCTTCTTGGACACCTGACGAGTAATCTTCTTTAGGTGTGTCTGTATCGCCTAAATACAAATACTTCTCTAAAAAGCTATCAATTTTCGCTTTATCCTCTACTGAACCATCTCTGTAATATGGTGAAACAGCAGCTACAAGAACGGTAAAAGCACGGCCGATTCTATCAATATAATCTGCATCAATTACACCATATAATCCGCCACGACCGTTAAGGCGAAGTGCTTTTCTAGCTGCCGTCTCTAATCGCATGGATATTTGATGATTTATTAAAGCCATAGTATCACCTCCCACCTTATTATCGGTGATAGAGAAGAAATAAGGAATAATTTGCAGAATTTGTCGAATTATTTACGGACAAGCTTACATCTTGTTTCAACGAGCAATTTAGTTAATTCAGGAACCGACATATCATACAAAGCCGCTCCCTTCGCTCCTTCATAGCATCCAAGAGACACAAGTGCTTCTATAAATGGCAGCTTACTTTCGTTAATCACGGCACTACCTCCATAATAGAATATTTAGTACATAGTTTTTTTAGTGATAAATCCCAATAAAAAAGCGCCCTCCCAATTGGGAAAGCGCCTGTCGATTTATTACCTATTACCATAATACATGACTGAAAACAAAATGGCGTGCCGTTATCGTGCCATCTTTCTGCCAAAATTTTAATACATGCCTTTTTGATCTAAATGTGTTGCACCTCTGCTCATAATATTCACCACCTGATATGTAGATTAAAGACACATTAAACCATACCTTTTTGTTCTTTCTTTGATCCTGCACCTCTACTCATCCCGCTCACCTCCTGTATTACGATGATACACGAAAAGAGACCGAATTTTCCAATTATCCACACAATCCACGAATTACCCATATGTTTTATACTGTGCAACTCGTCGAACTGAGCCACCCCCTTGTCCTCTCTGTTTTTAACCAATATCCCTAAAATGAATTACACACCTGTTATTTTTGAGGAATTGACGAAAAATGCAAAGAAAAAAGCCCATCCTTGTTGTTTTGGATGAGCCTGGTTATATTTTAAATTTCTTCATAGCGTTGTTCATGGCGTCTTGATTGATTCCAATGTATCTAAGGGTTGTCCGTTGGTCTGAGTGATTAAATATCTCCTGCAGCATGGCAACGTCCTTCGTTTGTTTGTAAAAGTGATAGCCAAATGTTTTCCTCAATGTATGAGTGCCGATGTCATCTAAACCAACATACTCAGCAGCCGCCCTGAGAATCTTGTATGCCATCGACCGGGATATTGGCTTGTTAATCCCTTCACGGCTTTTAAAGAGAAATTCATGATCCTCTTTCCCTTCGACATAGGCCTTAAATTCTCTTTGAAGAGCTGGCGTCATATCGATTCTCTTTTTCTTTTTCGTTTTCTTCTCTATGAGATTGAAGTATGGCCGTTTCGCGTCTCTCACTCTCAGCTGCAGAATATCTGATATGCGGAGCCCTGAATTGATACCAGTCACAAATAGCATGTAATTCCTCATGTTTTGCTCTTTTAAAAATCTCTTGATGTAGAAGATACATTCCGGATCACGTATAGGCTGAACAAAATTCATTCAGTAGTTCCCCCGTCCTTATATACTTCTTCTCTCAAAGCAAATGCCAACCGATATAGAGCCTTTGCCTTCACACGATAATAGCTGCGCTGGCTCAGGTCCATTTCTGCATACACTTCATAATCATACATTTCTTCCGGCTGCATATAGAGCATGACAATGATCTGCCGTTCTCTTTGAGAAAGACGGTTAACAGCTCTTTGGATCCTTTTTAAGAATTTGTCACGCTGAATCTCCCAATCAAGACGCTTTAATGCTGCCTCTTCTGTTGAAGAATGAAACTCATTCGTGATGCTTGGCGGAACAATGCTATAAGTAGGTGTAACCTTTGGCAAAAAATCATCTGGCACCTGCAAGAGATATAATCGGTATTGATCAAGCAGCTTCTCTGCTTTTAATTTAGTCGCTTCTTCGTCAATCTGAGGAATGTTTAATGTTAATTGATTCATATTTTTACCCTCCCGTTTATTTGCGTCTTAAAGCCCCGCCTTTGCCTCTTCTCAATGTTTGCCTATCTTGACCCATCATTCGCCGCCAAAACCGTTCAGAACACTCCTGCGCGTTTTTATTGGGCTTTTTCTTTCTCTTCTTCATGTCACCCCTCCGTTCAAATAAAAAACGGACACCAACCAAAGCACAGATTTCTCTGTACAGTGATTAGTGTCCGCAGGCGTCTCCATCTTGGACCTATTTAATTTTGTATAGTAATCTCCTTACCAATCGTTCCGTCGATCTTCAATGACTTTGTATTGTTCTTCTGTTAATGCGATGTGTACTGGCTTATAATACTTTTAATGTCCAAAGCATCGGGTCCGAATTTTAATTTCCCTAAAAATCTATAAAAATCCTCAACATCGCTATCATCAGGCATACTTTTATCCTTCTTCACGATCACAAGAGCATCTGTAATGTCCTCTATACTTACATCCAATCTTTCATCTGACCAATCCCCACAATCTGGTCCATCACATAAAAATCTTTTCTCTTTGTCTTTCGCTTCGAATACAATAGCTGGAATCATCACTCCGCGCCCTCCTTATTTCTGCCCGCCGACGGTTTTCATTAGATTGTCTTGCAGCAGGAACATCAGATAGTTCCTGCCATTGTCGCCGTACTTCTGTTCAAAAACTTCAATTGCTTGCTGGAGAACAGGCTTGTAATCTTGTTTAACTGTCACACGCCGCACATCCCTTCTCGCATTCCCTTTTAGAAACTTGGTTCCGGTTCTTCTTCTGGCGTAACTTCATCATTTTCCCATTCAATATCAAGGATTATCCCCACGCCGTTTTGTGATAACCTCATGAGAAGAATTTCAAATTCATTCAGATGTCTGAGAGATTTTAAGTCATGCACTGAGTTGTATTTCAAATCCCATTCCTTGTTTGCTCTGTACTTATAAAGAGAAATAGGTATTTCAAAGTTCATTTCTTCGTCATGATCACACTCAAATAAAATTGCTGCATACTCAAACGAACTCCAACTTCTATCCTCGTTACGTTCAACATTTACAGATACCTCAACAGCTTCATATTCAGGTCCATCGTGAAATTCTACTTCCAGACCGTCAGTTTCAACGTTTTTTGCAACATAGTTCATCCACTTTGCGAAGAGGTCAGACAGTTTGATTGTTTTTTCTTCCGCCGCTTCTTCCGACATCAAGTCCTTGAAATTGTTTAGAAGGTTACGGTTTTCCAATGTTGTATTTTGTAATACTTCGACCAGCACATGGTCAAGCTTTGTAATGTACTTTGAATAATCATAGTTTTCTAAGTATGGGACGATGACGCTTTTTAGTTTGCTTTTGATAATCCCGGTTACATCGCCATAGCTTGAGAATAAATTTTCAAGCGCTTTTGAAATTCCTTTTTCCAGTTGTTCTGCGACCAGTTTTTCAACCATTCCTTCTTCCATTTGTTTTGTGATTACATCTTTGATATTTTTTTCAAGGTTCATTTTTATTTCCTCCTATTTTGTGTTTATGCTTATAAATTTGGGCCTGCAAATAACTCGATGCTTTTCATAGTCGTGTTCTCCTAATCAAATAAACTAAGCTGAGTGATTTTATAATTAAACAGCAACATTTCTTCAGCCCCTCGGTCTTTTCCGGATCCCCCAACAACCTGCTTGTACGCTGAAAAGGTTTCTGTCGCCCAATTCGGGTAGATCTCGAGTATTAAAGGATCATCGTAGTAAGAGAGAATCACTTTACCTTTGATCTGATTTAACAGCCGGGCCAGTTCTCGGTGATCATCTTCCGTGAAGCCGCCAGCGTAAAACTTCTCACGACCAACATATGGAGGATCAACATAAAACAAAGTATCGGGACTATCGTATTTCTCAATGATGTTGCGAAAATCCTTACACTCGATCATGACGCCCTTCATGCGGTTAGCAAAGGACTGGAAGGCAGTACAGGCGCTTATGTATCCGCCCGCTGGGTTCTGGCCGCTTTGCGTGCTGTGCCTCCAACCAGTCTGTGGCACATTCTCCGCGTTCCCCTTACTGATGCCGGAACGATTCATGTAAAACCATCGGACGGCCCGTTCAAAATCATCTGACGGGTATTCCTCGGCTTTCCATTTCTCATAGAGCGCCCTGCTGTATGGAATGGATTCACAAGCTTTCTGCATTGCCTTGGGATCCTCCCTAACTTGCATCAAGAAATTCACTACATGGCCGTCGATATCGTTATATACCTCATGTCTCATTTTCGGCTTTTTAGCAATTACATGGGCTGCCCCACCGAAAGGCTCAACGTACACCTTATGGGCAGGCATTTTATTTATAATGTGTTCGGCGTATTTTGCTTTTCCACCGAACCAGATTAAAGGTGATCTCGCCATGCCTTAACCCCCTATCCCCGGAAAAACTGCAATTCCAAAGAATAAAACCACCGCAATCCCACCGAGAAGCCAGCCATTTGTCTTGTCTCTTTTTGCAATAATTGCGTCATTGCCTATCATTTTCAGATCATCAGCCTGAGCAACGATCATAGGCACTTCCTCGACATTAACCTTTAAATGTTCCGCCGCCTCATAAATGGTCATCGCTTCGTCTTTCGTGGCTTTGACTGCCCGCTGAAGCTCTACTTGTAAAGGGATCATTCTGCATCACCTACAATCTGCAGATTCTTATAATGAGCTACATGCCCACAGGGATTTTCCCAAATATGAACTTGTCCAAAGAATCCGTCCTCGGAATGCTGTGTGAGCTGTGGATTCCCCATCTCCCCGCCGCAAGTAGGGCATTTCCAAAGTGCATTCACTTCTTTGAACCCGATCATGAAACCATTGCAATCGCGGGCGGGAATCGTTACTTTTTTTGCATTCATTTCGTATCACCTACTAATGCTTTTTTTGCAATATCTCCCCAATCCATATCAATAGCAGGCGGACAGTCTTCAAATTCTTTTGTGTATGTTGTTTCTTCCGCGTAAAATTTTAATGCTTCTTTATACCGCCCGTTGTCAGACTGTAGCCGCTGAATCTCTTCCTGCGCCTGCCGGAATTGATGAACCGTTACTTCCTGCTGGCGCTTGTTTTCCTCAATGATTTCCTTTAGCCCTATAACTTCATCAGCAAGAAGGTTTACCGCCTGATTCTTGCCGAGTGGTAGGCTGTTAGAACCCAGCTCGGTATAACAAACCCCTGAAATATCCTTACGAAACACAACGCCCGATAATAAAGTGAATTTATATTGGTTCATGTCCGTTCCTCCCATATCGCAGAAAGGACCGGCCCCTCTGCGTCACATTTTATATCCGATCTCAAAATCAATTCTTGAAAGATTGCCTTTTGACGTTTGCACGATTGTTTTCCCGTGCTCCGGCATTTCCGTTAATTTAAATGATCTATTGTTTCCGTCAATCACAATGACGTAATTTTTGTTATCCTCAATTTGATTAAGAACCTGTTCCAGATTTTCTATATGTTTTGGACAGTTCACTGTCAACGCCCCCGTATGGTATAATAAAAGTGTCTAATTTCTATTTGCCATACGGGTGACGTTGACCGTCATCACATCCAATCGCTCATCGGGAAAACTTGCAGCTTTGTCTGCGGTTCTTCTGTTGGGATGATTGGATGTTTTTTTATATACTCCAAACGCTCCTCTTCCGTCATAACCCATGTAATGACTTCCCCATGCTGACGTAAGTTTTTATTTTCTGCCATGTCCTCTCGCCTCCTTACTCTTCGTTTAATTGTTTGATGCGCAGATTGTAAAGTGTCTCAATTTCATCGTCTGACTGGCGTTCCAGAAATGCTTTTCCGTATCCGCCCAAGATAGTGAGCCACTCAATCAAGTGCTGGCGTTCTGTCCATTCCAACGGTCCCCGCTCCCTTCTTGATCAATAATTGCATTGCAGCATTTTTATAGTCGGGCGGACATTCTTCATACCGCACGATGACCATAAGTTGATGAATGGTTGCTTTCTCAAAAGGGAAGGCGCTGCCTGATAAGATCATGCTCTGTCGCATCCTTTCCGAGAAGTCCGTTCATTCGTGGCTGAATGAAGTCCCTGCTGGCTTGATCCATAACAAGGAATAGAACCTCGTCTATGTCTCTATTAAGCTGCTCTGAAATAAAGATAATAGAATCATTGGCTTCCCACATTTCACGGAATCGCTTGACTTCCCAATCATTCCAGACAAAGTTTTTTTCAAGGAATGGAATATATACCGGTCCATCCTTCAAAAACCGACGCAAGCTCTCTTTTTTCTCTTCCATGAGCTTTTTCCTGATTGATATTTTCTTATTGGCATTTAACCCGTAAGGACGTGGCGGCAATATGCGACCTCTTCCAAAGTCAACGATCAGCAAAATGATTTCATCCGGCTTTCTGTTCAACAGCTCGGCCATATCGTAAATTGACTTACCGTCATACCAGTAATCTACAACCTGACGCATTTGCACCAATGACCATTCGAAATTAAGATCCACCAAAGCAAGTTCTAAACGATCAGCCCGGACCGCATTCATGCCAAACACTTCCTTACCGTTCCTGTATACCGGTGAACAATGATCAATCTCCGTTCATGCTGCAGGTTTTTAGAAACCAGCCAGTTGTTTGGATTTAAACCGTTTTGCTTGATAATGTCCTTTTGCGCGCGTGTTGGGCGTCTACCGTGTTTCACACTGCATTCCTCCTAAAGTTTTGATAGTCAGCAATTTTTTGATCAATGAGAGCAATGAGTTTATTAATCTCTTGCTTTCGCTCAGCGTCAGTAAGCTTTCGTTCTGGCTTGAGCTCCCAAACGCCGGGCATCACTGCTTGTACCACTTGTATCCCCCCCTTAAATCGGCAAAGCCGGTGTCTTGCGCCCTTTGTCCTTTTGTTTCTCTTCAAAATCAATTTGTTCAAGATGGGCTGTAAGGCGGTTGACGGTCTTTCTGTCATAAAGCTTTGCTAAAGCAACGCCGGTAAGATTTGTTGTCACTATGGTCACCTTGCCTTGTCTGCCAGTAGAGACCCCATACCAAACTCTTTGAATGAAATCAGGTGCTGTCCTTTTCTCGTTATCTGTGTCACCCACTTCGCTCCCCAAGTCGTCGATGACGAGGTAATCGACTCGTGTAAGCAGTTCGATCGCCTTGGACTCCGTAAGCTTTTCAGAATCATCGTTGAAAGAATTTTTTATGCGCCGCATGAGTGCGTCACTATTAACAAAAAGGGCTGATTTTGCATATTCTTCTTGACTCTTTTTGTTGAGTTCTTTAAGCGCTGATATTGCCAGATGACTTTTGCCGGCGTTGGACACACCCGTTAGAAATATGTTCATGACCGCGCCCGCTTTGATCTGATCCACCAGTTCAAGCATCCGGCGTTTGTTCTGAACATCCTCATTGTTGTAACAATGAAAGGTTTCGAATGTTGCCTTTACCAAAGTTGGATCAGCAATAAGTGAATGTGTAGAAAGAACCTTTCTCTCTACCTGCCGGCGCCATGCCTCAGCTTCTTGTTCGATCTCCTTATTGCGCTGTTCCCTTTCACACATCGGGCATTTTACTGAGCCGTCACGCAGCTTCATCAGTTGAACTGGGTAAGGCTTTTCTTCTCCGCCGATAATTCTTGTGTGCTTATTGCAGTAAACAGGATTTCCATCCTCATCAGTATGGAATGTCATCCTCCGAGATATTTCGCCCTTGACTGCGACCGCCCGCTTCCTTGTGATTTCCTCCATGTGATAAGCCTCCTTTTTGGTTTAGATAAGACTCGAACTTTGTGCCGAACAATGTTTCAGGACGCAGAAACTTATTCATAGCAGGGTCATTAAGCCATTCCTCTGTTTTCACTAGGATGACGTGTTTGAAATCTTCAAAACGAAAACCATCTTTCCAGAGTTTCTTTATAAGTTTTCTTGTTTTGTCAGTAGTATGACGGTATCGTGTACCCGCTACTTTGTTCAAAAGGTCGATAATAAGTTTGTAAGGAATCTCCTCTTTTGCATTTTTTGAAGAGGACGCGCCGTCTGGTTTACCAGACAATATATCTTTTAATTCTTTTTCTTTATCTAATTCTTTATCTATATCTGTACCGTCATGTGACGTCACGCTAACGTCATTCTTTTTTTCTGGTGCAGTTAACTGTAATAGCTTCTTCCGTTCCCGGTATTTTCTGTTTCTTTCAGCGTTTAATTTTCTTACTCTGTCCATACCTTCAACGTTTTGGTGTTTTTCCCAATTGGCAATAGATATGAATTTATTTTCGTCAACTTCAATCATTCCAAATTGTTGAAATGTATTTAACGCCATTCTGACAATTGGTAAGGGCCTATTAAAAATAGTTGCCAACATTTCGTCGGTATACGGGATGTTTTGATTTAGATAAATGTATCCAGAAGCATTGGTTTTACCAGCTTGAGCAAGTAGTTTTACCCAAATAATTAAAATCGTATCTGATTCAGGCATTTGCTCTATCAATTTAATTTTTTCATCCTCAAACATCTGAGTGCTTAACTTGATCCACTTTACCTCAGACATTTTGTCCAACCCTTTCTGATTTAGTTAAGGGCCATACTGATCTTTTTCCGTTAACTATGACTGATCCTAATAAATTGTCAGCTCTTTCACTTCGGATAACCTTTCCACCTTGCGAGAGAAGTTTATCCAAAGCCTTTTTATGAGTTAACTCAGACTCACTGATCACTAAGTGAAACCTGTTATTTTGCCAAACATGACTTACTAAGAACATTTCATCCAATCCTTTCCGCTCTGGTGCAATTTTTTTGAGCAATCCACGCCTCGACTGCACGCCGCGAAAACCTCTGTTGTGTTTTTCCTGAGCCGGGCCGCCCTGGTAGCTCAAATACCGGAAAATCAGGCTGACTGAAATATAATTCTTCTGCTGTTCTGGCTGTGCATTTTAAGATCCCCTCGTATACTTCTTTTTTAGTCAGAAGTTGATCTTGTGAGGATAAGACCGAAATCATTTCTTGAATTTTAGGAATCAAAGCAGCACTCACATTTGCAATAACGTCGTTTGTAATTCTTTCGATATCCGATTGTTCGAGTTCTATTTTCATACTTACCTCCCGTTTTGTGTCATAATAGTACACAAAGTGTCTAAAAAAAATATTCCACTGGAACATTTAACACTTGAGAAATCCTATCCAAAGTTTTTAGACTTGGATATATTTTTCCGGTTTCAATCTTACTAATATAGGAGCGAGAAAGCTTTAGCTCTTCTGCTAAACATGTTTGTGTAAGATTATTAGCTTTTCTTTTGGTTTGTATTTTCGATCCCAGCTCTCTCATGATCACTAAAAATCACATCCTCTCTAAAAAAAATGTTACAAATAAGACCCAAAACAAATATAACACTCTCTCATTTTTTTGGCAACCCTTTAAATTCGTTTTTTGAGACTATATGTCACCATGACATGTTATAATGAGTACACATTGGATATATAGTCAAATAAAAAAACGAGTTATCTTAATATATGATTTGAAAAAGGTGAGAAAATTTGTCAAACAATACGGGTGTAAAATTAAAAAAGTTAAGGAAAAGCAAAAAGTTAACTTTAAGAGACTTAGCTGATAAATTAGGAGTGACACACAGTTACCTATCAAAAATTGAACGTGGTGTTACCAATCCATCATTGAAAATGATTAATTCGCTTGCTGAATTTTTCGATGTTGATCAGTCTTATTTTTTCACCGATGAAAAAAACCTCGACAATTTCACTGACGAAGAATTAGAACTCACTTTTGAACGCGACTTATCTATAGAAAACCTGAGAGAGAAATACAATTTAACACTTGGTGGTAAAGAAGTTTCGGATGATGAAATAAAAGTGATGTTAGAAGTATTAAAAGCATATAGAGAATCAAAGGGCGGCTCTCGTTCCGACTGACTCATTCTCTAATAACTGCTTCAATTTTTCTAAATATTCATCCAGTGAAATTTCTTTTTTCATTGTTAGTAGCCCCTTTTGCGAACGTTTGTTCTTATTATAATTGAATACATACTAAAAATAAATGAGTACATAAGGATTTCCTATTTTCTCGTTTTGTCAAAATAGGAAATCCTCTTTAAAAACACGAAAGACGTTGCCTATGTATTTGGCAGCGTCTTTTTAATAAAATATAGCTTTTTCTTTTTTAGGCTTTGGTGCTTCTTTGGATAACTTATAACTCATTCCAACCGGAGGATCAGCCAGTTGTTTAGTTCCAGTTGATGGAACAACTATATTGCTTTTCGAACCCGGAGCATCCTCGCTATTTGCACTAAAAACAAATGCTAGTGCTATTGCTAAAGTAATCAAAACTCCTATAATTGTCTTTTTCACTAATTTTCACCTCCCTTTTTAATATATTATAATCAACTCCTAATTTTAGCAACTCCATTTTTGGTAGATTTGCTCTAAAGTAATCTTTCTTTTCACAAAAAACATGTAGCGATAAAAGCAGCTTCTCCTGACTTCGTTCTCTTCTTCCGTCAAAATAAAAAGCTAAAGCTGAATAGTATTTGTCATCATAAAAATATTTCAAATTAACTTTATTGACTACGGATTTAATAAAATCAGTCACTATATATTCTTTCGGTACAGGTTTGTTCCAGAAAAGGTTTGCTATAGCTAATTGTTCTCTTAAGTCATTAGCTACAAAATATCTTTCTTTCGTGTTGTTTAACTGAATTCCTTTCTTGAGAAAGTTTGATGTTTTCTCGTATGATTCAAATAAATATGATAAACCCAATATAAAATAACCATTAGTCACAGAGTTAACACTAAAATTTCTTTCAATAAGCTTTTCAGCAGCTACTCTGGATTTATCTATCTCGTTCTCAAACTTAAGATGCATATTGGCGAGAGCTTCGTCTGTGCGGCTTAAAAATGCTTTTTTAATAAATGGATCTTTAATTTCAGGAAGCATATTGTGAATTTTTTTTATGTAGTGCAGAGATAAATCATACTTCTCACTGTAATAAAAACAAAGCATCTCAAGAATTTGCAATAGTGTTTTTAAGTCATGAGAATTGGGTTGCAGCTTTTTCAACATTTCGAGGTAATCAACCTCGCTATAAACACGATTATATTTTGACCATAGTTGCCACTGGTAGACTATTGCCCATTCCTTTAACTCTCTGTTATTTCCGTCCAAAGTTTTGTTGAGCAACATGCAAGTGACTGAGTCTAAACTTTTAGAATGAGCATATTCAAAAGCAGTTTTTATATTTTTTTTAGTCGCCTCAAGACAGCATTGCCGCATGATTTCGACCTCGTTATCCTTATCAAGATAACGTACTATCTCTAACACCATCCAAAGTGAAATTTCTTGCCCATTCAAAAACTTGCTTAAGTGGGCAGCACTAATTCCAATTTTATCGGCAATCTCTTTCTGTTTTTCATCCGAAGACTCAATTATACGCTTTAAATGATTTCTAACATCAACTATATCTTCACTCATCATAATCACCATTTCAAAATTAATTTAACATACCGAACAAAAAAAGATTGTCGATTAATGACGAAAGAGTCAAAGAAAGAACAAAAAATCCAAATAGAAATAATTTTCCGATTCTTCTTTATTATACCACAATTCTGACTAAAAAGATATATTTTATATGTTATTTTAGTTCTAAACTAATAAAATCAATTACTGTTTGATTCACTGCCTTAGTATCATACTTTGTGGATTTTTTCCTACAAAAACATTATGTAACATTGCATAATAGTATTAGAGTCTATATTAAATTGGAGGGAATAGCCGTGGCAAGTTATAGGAAGCGTGGGGATAACTGGGAATATAGAATCACTTACAATGATCCTATAACCAGAAAACGTCGAGAAAAAACAAAAAAAGGCTTCCGAACAAAGAAAGAAGCTATGATAGCAGCTGCAGAAGCTGAATTAAATATCGATCAACATTTTTACGAAAAGAACGACTCCATTACAATTTCGGAGTATTTAGACTTATGGTTTGATACGTATAAGCACACTGTCAAAGAAAGTTCATGGAAGGCTCGGAAAGACAGCATGGTCATCATAAAAAAACATATCGGAAGCATCAAGGTAAAAAACATCAATGCGTCTATGTATCAAAAATTTCTGAATGATATTGCACCTAATTATGCAAAGAATACACTAACAGGCGTACACCAAGTTTTTAAGATGATGACTAAAAATGCTATGAGAGATTCATACTTCAAACTTGATCCACTTGTGGGGATTCGTTTGCCTCGTACAAAAGACGCTGAACGAGTCACAGATGATCAGGATCTGAAAGACATAAAATTCTGGGAGAAGGAAGAGATATCTAAATTCCTGCAATGTGTAAAAAGGAGAGGACGACCGCAAGATTTAGCCATGTTTGTTCTACTCGTTTATTCAGGGCTTAGAATTGGTGAAGCTGTGGCTTTAAAATGGGACAAGGTAGACTTTGAAGAATCTATCATACGAGTCCGCCATACGTTGTATCAACAAGGCGGTCTGAGAGACAATTATAAATTGCTCAGTCCCAAAACTTCGTCATCAATACGAAACGTTCCTGTGCCGCCTCAAGTCATCAACCAATTAAGAATACTAAAACACATACAGAATCACATCAAAATGGAAAACCGCGATCAGTATAAGGATGAGGGATTTGTGTTCACAGACAAAATCGGCCGCCCTATCCCAGCCCGAAATTTCAATTACAAATTAGACACTTATATAAAAAAATCCGGTGTCACCCGGATCACACCCCATAACCTGAGGCACACATATGCATCACTTCTAATTGACGCAGAAGTTAAATTGAAAGAAGCTCAAAAACGCTTAGGACATGCTTCATCAAAAACAACCTTAGACATTTATTCGCACATCATGAAAGATACAAAAACAGAAGCAATCGTTCAATTTAATGCCGTTGCAAATGATATTTTTTAA